GCCCCGCCGCGCCAGTTTCAAGTATTTGAACCTAAACTGCGAGTGATCGATGCACCTGTGTTTACCGACCGCATCGTACAGCACGCGCTGTGCAATATCATCGAACCCCTTTTCGATAAGACCTTTTTACCGCAAAGCTACGCCTGCCGCATCGGACGAGGTACACATAGCGCCGCCCGCCAAACTCAAGCACTCATACGTCGCTTGAGCAAGCGTGGGCAAGTCTACTGCCTAAAGACCGATTTTAGTCGGTACTTTGCCAGTATTGACCGCGCCCGACTGCACCAAGCGATTCGGCAGAAAATTAGTTGCCGCCAAACCTTAAACCTGATTGAAGCTATTGTGCCACCCACAGGTACAGGCTTACCTATTGGCAGTCTTAGCAGTCAGCTCTTTGCCAATGTGTACGGCAACATCGTGGATCAATGGTTAGTGCATACGGTGGGTGAAAGTCGCTTTGTGCGCTATATGGACGATATTGTGATCTTGGCGCATGCGCCGGAGTACTTGCACGCCTTACGGCTTCGGCTAGCTTGGTTTGCTGAAGCTGAGCTGGGCTTAAAGTTTTCACATTGGAGTGTGCAGCCTATTAGTCGTGGCGTGAACTTTGTGGGTTATCGCATTTGGACAACTCATAAATTGCTACGCAAAGCCTCGGTGCAACGTGCCAAGCGTACTCTTAGGCGTTTACCTGTTAACAGTGAGGCGCGACAAAAGTTTCTCGCCGCATGGCAGGGTCATGCCAAGCATGCCGATAGTTACAACCTTAGACAGTACTTAGGAGTTTTATGAAACCGCTTTATAACAGTCGTGCGGATATTGACGCTGCACCTGAAGAGACCCGCAACACTTTATTAAAAATGCTGTGGTCGGTTACGATCAATGCCGCAGGTGTGCGCAATGACAGTCCTATGGGTTATACATGGCAGGAGCTAGACACACTCATGGGTGGCACTCCACCTGTACCTGTTCCACCTACCTCACCCGAACCTGACCCCGTACCGGAGGCGATTACCCGTCGCCAAGCGCTGCTACTGATTATTAATCAGGGCAAATTTGATCAAGTGGAGGCAGCGGTCAATGGCGCTAATTCACCCGCGTTGCGCGTGGAGTACGAAAATCAAATCTGGCGGCGGGATAATCCAGCACTTCGGGCAATGGCTCAACAAGTGCTGGGTATGAATGACGCGGCTATCAATGCGTTTTTTATGGCGGCGGCTAAGTTGTAACGCCTGCCACTGATCGGAAATAGTGGCGGAATATAGGAAAAGTCGCTTATCTTGAGGTGCATACTACAAGACTAGCGACTAGCCCACCTCAAGAGTGGTCTTGAAAAGTCTTGAAATAGGTTCAAAAACGTCGATCACGTTTTAGACCAAGCTGAGTATGGATTTTAAGTGAGAGGCGCTCAAAAACGATTATAGGCGCTCAGGGGTTCTAGTTAGTCGCCGCAGACATTCTCGCACGGCGAACCATCATGATCACTGTCTAACTTACTCAAGCCGCAATGATTCATATAGTAGGTGGCTTCTTCGCAAGACTGCATTTGTTTGCAATACCGTTTTGTGCCACACGTAAAAGTAGACTTAGCGGGTTTGGGTAGGGCAGGCTTTACCGCATGAGGGACGGGTACTGGAGGCGGCACTACAGGTACTAACGCTCTAGCAGGCGGCGGCACAGGTTTAGACGGTGTGGCGACCACTACCGCACAACGCCCCTGAATAGGCGGCTTGCCTTTAATAGTTTGGGTATAAGTAAACTGATTATAGTCGAGCTGATAATAGCTCATGTCTGGTAACGTATAGCTCAACACGCCCTGATTATTCGCCTTGCCTACTACTGATAGAGCGGCTTGCCCAGCGACTTGGTGAATCACTTTGGGTGGCTGTAGGTTGAGGGTAATAATAGAGGACTGACCATTGAGGCGACACTGTAGCTGTTCTGCCTGAGCACTACCCATCCCTAAGCCCATGATCAATGCACCGATTAATAATCTCACTTCAAGCTCCTTTTGCTAAACCATAGCCACCATCGTCGCCACCATGACACTTCAGGTACTGCGTGCACATGAATATGTACGTCGCCTGCTACATTGATAATCTGCCCTGTCCGTTTGTTATAGTGTTGCTGCACGTTGACCTTCCCCTGTTTATTTGGGGGATATAGACAGCGCTAATGATAAATTATCCGTCAAAGTAAATATTTCACAGGGCTGTTACTTCTTGCCGCGCATATCGACCCTAAAATCACCGCCGCTAATGTTCTCAGCTTCCACCAGACTACCCACCGAGCCATTAAAGGTTTGCTCAAACTTCTTAGGCTTTTTGCCAGAGAGCAAGACCGTGAGGGCTTCACCTACCAAGTCGGGTGCTGCCCGTGCAGCGGTCAATAACGCTTGCTCTAGGGCAGATAAATTATCTAAACGACGCACACCTGTGACGATGTACTGCACGTCCGCCCCAGCATCAGCTATACGCGCCAAATACTCTGCATTGGGATAGGCGATACCTTTTTCCCAATCTATTTGCGACCACTTTGAAGCCCCCGCTAACTCTGCAAAATTAGGCTGCGTGAACTTTAGCCGCTTTCTTTCTTCTTTGAGGCGCTCACCAATGCTCATAAAAATGTATAAAAACCCACTTTTATTATTTACAACTGGAGAATTCTCCACTATATTAAGTTCAACTTAAGCAACATAAGTTGCCTAAGCGAACCAAAAAACACCCACTGGCAGGTGGGCTTACTTTTAACCCTTTCAAGGGCTGAACACTAATGCCCAGAGGATACCCCAGATGTCTTCACAAGTCATTCATTTTCGACCACAGGTATGGACACCTTGCACTAGAGTGGTCGCACTCAAACTAGCGGGGCTGACCCATCAGTCCTTAGCCGAACAACTCGGCGTTCAACGATCATCCGTGACTGCTGTACTGCATGATCACCGCAAATCCAAAAAAATCGCCGCTCATATTTCTAATGCACTGGGCGTACCCACTGCCATTTTATGGGCTGACGGCAGATACGACACCGAAGAGCGAGGTGCAGCAGCATGAGCCGCACTACTCTCCAAAAGGACTATCGCCCGCAAAAGGCCAATCCTCTATATCAGCCAATAGCACATCCGCATACAGTGAGCTTGCCGAGCCAATCATGTCACGGTAGCCCAGCGGCAACTCACACAAACACTGCGAAGCCAGTGGCGACAACAGCGCCAGCGCCTCATCACACATCTGCACGACTGCCCACACCAACAGCGGCCAGTCCGCTTGAAACTTCTTCAGCTTCGCGGATTGACGAGGCGTATGCGAGGAGAAAGCTGTTATTAGCGAAGCGTTATCCCGACGCCATTTATACCAATTACTCACGGGCACACCAGAAAACTGGGTTCTTAAGCGGGCTACGTGTTCGTCGGTTACGGATTCAAGCCATTCTTCGCGGATGGCTCGCACATTGGCAACGTAGCTTCCGAGGTTTAAAGCATCCATGAATACCACTCCTTTAACAAAAACCACCAAAAGCCTAACAGGTGCAATGCCCATGAACAACACCGCTTCTAGTGAATGCCAATTTGACCTCGACGTGTTAGGCGCGGATACCGCCGACGATCACGACTTTCAGATCGACCTTTACGCTGATGAGCGCCACCCCGAAGGCAGTCTCAGCAACGCCCTGAGTGCTTTTCAGCAACAACAGCTAGCCCCTGTTGAGGTGATTGAAGACGCGCCCATCACCCTCAAACGAACCTTAGCTAAAGTGGAACAAATGAGCGAAACCCAAAACACCAACTTAGTTACGATGGAAGATGAACATTCAAATGTGCGCCAGTCGCACATTTCAGAAGACTTAACAAGTCTGGCAATTGATCTAGGTGTTGATATATCCCTACCAGTTAAAGATATGATTCACGATGCTGGGCGTGACATGGCTAATGCGGCAACCCTACTGGTCAGGTCTGGCGTGAAATTGATTGCAGCAAAATCGCAATGCCAACATGGTGAGTTTGAACCTCTGTGTGAATCTATCGGCATTAGTCGTTTCAGAGCTGCCGAAGCAATGCGGTATGCAAGTTTTGCTTCACGCCTCCCCACCAAAGAACGCGACAAGTACCTAGTCCTCCCCAAAAAGAGCGCCTTACTCCTCGCCAACGCCGAACCCGAAGTGATCAGATTCCTACTCGAAGATGAAAACCTCGAACTCACCCGCAAAGTCCGCAACCGTGCTGAACTCACCGAACTCGCCCGTGCATTGACTGATGCCGAAGACGAGCGCCAGCGCTATCAGTCCGAAAATGAAGCGCTCCACAAAGAGATCAAAGCCCTACGCCAAGCCCAAGACGTGCAAATCGCAGGCAGCGAATACCCCGCCGTCGTCGTACAGCTCCGGAAAGAATCCTCGGTATTAGCGGATGAAGCCATTGCCGCCCTCGCTAGTATTCGTACCCATGTGGAATCGTTTGAGTATCTAGGGGGTGACTCCGATACAGCAGAGCGCAACCTACACGCTGCACTCTTTCCCGCGCTCAACAATATCGCCAGCGTTTTCAAAGCGGCTGACGACCTGCTGCGCGACACCTGCCATCAGTTTGGCTTAGACCCACTGGATATTGCAGGGCGTAGCAATGTCACCTTACCTGTTGAGGAACTCGCCATTATTGAAGCCGCCCGCGACACCATGCTGGCTCGCAAAGCAGGTAAAGCCGTCGCCCGCCAAAGCCAATACGCCGATCAAGGCGACCTCACACGGGGTCGCGGTCGTCCCCGCAAAGCCTAAGGAGTCGTGATGCAAGCCACATTAATTACCTTACCCACTGCACGAATGATGACCACCACGACCAGCACTACCCCCATCTGCGACCCTGCCAAACTCGCAGACGGACGCAGCAAGTACCAAGTGGTAGCCACCGTGCAGGATTTAATGAAAAGCACAGGCTGGTCATTGAACCGTACCTGTACGCATGTGGAGACCCTGATTAGCGCACCGTCGCATCCCTTGCACGCCACCGCCTTACGCTTTGGCAAGCAAGGTCAAGCAGTAGGTAAAGCACAAATCATGCGTTGGGTACGCGCCTTTGAGTCGCAGGGTTTAGAAGGGTTACTGGATAATCGCAACGGGCGTATCCGTGCTGAATACGGCTGGGAGCTGCGGGCAATGTCTCTCTATAACCGCCCACAAAAACCCTCCATTACCTTTGTCGTGGAAGGACTCCAGCGTGAAGGCTTTGAGAACGTGACCTATAACCGCGTCAATAGCTACCTAAAAGCACTCGGTACAGATAAAGCCCTCAATAGCGTGGAGCGCTTAGGCAAGCAATACGCCCGTGCTAATGCTCGCAGCTATAAAAGCCGTGACACCGAGGGCTTACCTGTGGGTTTTATCTATCAAGGCGACGGTCATACCGTAGACGTGTACGTGGCGCACCCCAAAACCGGAGGGATTTTCCGCCCCGAACTCACCGCATGGATGGACGTGCGTAGCCGCTTTATTGTCGGTTGGTGGCTGAGCGAGGCAGAGGATAGTACCAGTACGCTTTATGCACTGAGTCACGCCCTCCTCAGTCACAACCACGTACCTGCAGGCGTACATATCGATAATGGCTCCGGTTACAAATCCAAACTGATGAGTGATAGCAACAGCGGTTACTACGCCCGTTTTGGGATTGAGCCAATGTACGCGCTACCTTACAACTCTAAGGGCAAGGGGCAGATTGAACGCTTCTTTGGAACATTAGAAGGCAAGTTTGGCAAGCAGTGGGACACTTATTGCGGCGCGGATATGAGCGCTGAAGTACTCAATAAAATCACTCGTGATGTACGAGCAGGCAAGCGTACTTTACCTAGCTTAGAGGAGTACCGCACCCGCCTCACTGAGTGGATCAACGAGTACCATCACACTCCCCATCGCGCCCTAAACGGCAAAACTCCTGCTGAAGTGTGGGAAGGTTTAGAGCGCATTCCGGTGGTAACGCCAGAAGCGGCGGTGATCCTACCTTGCATTGAGCGCTCTGTAAGCTTGCGCGGTGAACTCAGCCTATGGAATCGTCGCTACTACCATAAGGCGCTACTAGGACACCAACGTAAGAAGGTACTGATCCACTACAGCATGCACACCGACCGCATGGTACGGATTACCGACCTCAATCAACACTGGATTTGTGACGCGCCCCTAGTCGAAAAGCAAGCCTACATCCCTGACGCTCGCATTGAGGACTTGCAACACAAACGCCTTAAAGCCCAAGAAAGGCGCTTAGAGCAACAACTCACTGAAACCCGCGAACGTGCGGGTTTAACGACAGGTCACTCTCGCACGATTGAAAACTGGAAAGCCTTAGAAGGGGAGTGTGTGGATAGCAGCAATGAAGTGGGGATTTCACTGCTGCTACTAGACGATCAACAACCCGATGATGAGCAACAAGCCATTGATCAAATGCTAATCGAATTAATGAATACCAACGACAAGGAGTATAGCCGTGTCTAACACCAATACACAAGCCTCCACCAAAGCAACCCCTAAGTATAACCTACCTACTGAGTATGCGGAGACCTATAGCACTGAAGACCAGCAAGCCATTGCAGCGATTTACGAGTGGTTAGAAAACAACCCCAAGCATAATAAAGCGTGGCTGGCACGCGCTGCGTCGCAAAGCGAAGGCACGCTCGCCAGCATTCTAAGTGGCAAGTATAACGCCAGCCCCTCCAAACAATTACAAGCCATGCTTAACGCCATCATGCGCACCAATGAGCGCAAAGTACTAGGTGTGGATGAGCGCCCTTTTGTTGAGACCAGCGTGTGGTTATTGGTGCGCGTAATCTGCAACCATGCCTATCAGAATCGCGGATTTGGCGTGGTGGCAGGCTTGGTAGGGACAGGTAAAACCCGCTCACTCAAACACTACGCCGAGACTAATGCAGGTACTTTATTAATTGAAGCCGATCCCGACATGACGGCGACCACCTTACTATCTGACCTGCTGGACGCACGAGGCATTAGCCACCACAGCACTACACGATCTGAAAAGTTCCGCATGCTGATTAAAGCCCTTAAAGGCTCAGAGTGCCTGATTATTTTGGATGAAGCCGATACGGTACAACCCAAAGCCCTAGAGTACCTACGCCGCATCCGTGACAAGGCGGACGTGGGCGTAGTGTTAGCAGGTACGGAAAAACTGCACAGCATGATCCGCCGCGAAAATACTCGCTTTGAGCAAGTCGGGTCACGCGCCATTATGCAGCCGGAACTCATCCGCTCTATTACTCGTGAGGACGCGGATGCAGTACTAGGAAGTCAATTCCCCCAGTTAGAAATAGGCTCCCCCAATGAAGCCGAAGACGCTCAAGCGGTGCGCGATATGTGTTGGTCTATTTGCAATGGCTCCATGCGGGTGTTGGCGGAAGGACTGATTCCCGCCGTGAAAAAATACATGAGCCAAGTACCTTTAAGCAGCAAGATGGTACAAGGTGTTGCAGAGAAAGTACTAGGACTCAAGCCAGTACGGAGGGTAGCCGCATGAGCCTGACCGTGAATTGCCCTGCCTGCGGGGAGTCGTTTGATCTACGCGAGGCACGCAATGACCAAGCATGGCGCGAGTTTGTAACAGTACTGGTGCAACTTCCTGCCCCCGTACAACCCGCCCTCATGCAGTACCTAGAGCTATTTCGCCCCGTGCAACAGCCAACAGTGCGCTCTAGTACCGCACTAAAGCTTGCGGGCGAATTACTACCTTTAATAAAGGCACAACATCTGGAGCGCAACCACCTCCGCTATGACGTACCTACTGGTTTATGGGTAGCTGCTATGGAGCATCTAACTAACAAGCGTCAATCGTTAAAACTTCCACTGAAAGGTAATGGCTACTTGCTAGAAACCATTATCAATCAGTGTGAAAAGCAAGCTGCCAAAGCGGAGGAGCAGACCCTACAGACCCAACGCCACACACCGCGCCCTGTAGCACCTCCCACCCCAATGCCGAGCTACGCGCAAGTCGCACAAAGCCCTATACCTGCCACGCCCATCCCTAAGTCTAGTGGCTTTAGCCAACTAGCCGAAGTGATGCGCCAAGCCCTTAATACAGCCGGAGATCAATCATGAGCCACTCCAAACCCAAACTCATTACCGACCAATGCGATCAACGCCAACATCATATTGATGACTTTGCTTACAACACTCTTTGCACCGACCCAGAGATCAAAGGCGTATTTATTCTAACCGTAGATAGCCATGGTACGGCTCGCGCAGTGAATCAATTGCGCCTAGGGGATGCGCCTACATGGCGCCCCATCCTATTGGCACTGGTACAACAGTTTTGCAGTCAAGTCGCCCAACAAACTAACCAAAGGAAATCATCATGACCAAACGCACCCGCATGAGTGGCAAAGCCCTACCTGCCGCCACTAACCGTGAAGACGCTGAGCAAAAGATTCAGCGCCTCGGCGAATTACAACGTGATCTGGTACGCCTAGAAGCCGAGATGAACGACCAACTTAGCCCGATTAAAGAGCACTATGAAAACACTGCCAAGCCCCTCAATGCCGAAATTGAAGAACTATGGGCAGGTGTACAAGCGTGGGCAGAAAGCAACAAGCCCGACCTACTCGACGGCAAAGCTAAAACTGCCAAGCTCTCGACGGGTGATGTGGGTTGGCGCACCAGCACCCCGTCGGTACGCCTCACCAATGCCAAGGTAGTACTAGAGGGACTCAAGCAAATGGGCTTAAACCAGTTCATTCGTACTACTGAAGAAGTCAACAAGGAGGCGATTCTGGCAGCACCGCAAGCAGTGCAGCACGTCAAAGGTATCAGCATCAGCCAAACCGAAACTTTCTTTATCAAACCCTTTTCTAGCGAAATCGAAAAAGCAGGGAGAGCCGCATAATGTCATCAGAAATCAGACAAACTCTTGAATTAAAACTCAAAGCTCTTGAAAAGCTTTCACATGACAATGCCAATTCCGAGGAGTATAAAAAATTTATACGTGGCACGGCGGCGCGTCCCTACATTTATGCCTTGTGGCGGGAGTTTCATAATAAAGACTTAGTTAATACAGACGAACACATACACATGCTTATAAAAGTTGTAGATGGGATTACAGCAATACAGGAGGAAGCATGAAAACTGCCAAACTTGCTAAAATCCACATTGCCAAAAAAGACCTCGGCTTGGATGACGACACTTACCGCCAAATGCTGCGAACAGTAACAGGTAAAGACAGCGCTAAAGCCCTGACCCTAGTCGAGTGCGATAAGGTACTGGCTCACTGCAAAAAGCTAGGCTGGACACCTAAAGCCAGCACTAAGCCTAAAATTGACACCGACTGGCGTGCGCCTCGCATTAAGCTGATTAAAGACTTATGGTCGCAACTAGGGGAAGCGGGTGCGTTACGCAATCCCAGTAACGAGGGCTTACTAAACTTTTGCAAACCTTTGATGACCGTACCTAAGCTAGAGTGGGCGACCAGTCAATCACTTAATCACATTGTCGAGGCTCTCAAAGCGTGGCTAGCCCGCGTGGAAAAGGCAGGAGCGTAGTATGAGCGAGTACCCACTCCCGCAGCGCGTGTATGAACTAGCAGACTTAATTGGCATGGACGCTACGTTAATACTCATGGCGAAATACGGTGGGCTGGTACTCGATATACCGCGCAACGCTCATCGTGCCGAGCGCCTCAAAGCCCTCATGCCCTATAACGCTGTGGAGGCGTTATGTGGGTATTGGGGCGGTGATCGTTTTTATGTACCTAAGATGGATTCCGCTGCTCGCCAGTGGCGGGATACTGAAATAAGACGTTTACAACCCAGTCACAGCACCGCTGAACTCGCGTTACGCTTTAAACTCAGCTACCGCGCCATCGAAAAAATTATGGCAAAGACTGAGCCGGAGGTGGAGATTCAACCTCCGGCTGAGCTGCAACTGACATTGCAACTCCATTAAGTTTGCACTAAGCTAAAATCCTCCCAAGCCAGCACTCCCGCTGGCTTTTTTTATTGCCGAACCGCTTCGGGGGACAACTCCCCACACCAAACCTTCACAATACCGCCAATCATTATCACGGGATTACCACCATGAAACGCCCTGATTGGCTACCTCATGAATTACTCATACAAGCAGGCAAGCGCTTAGGCTGTACCTATGCCGAGGTCGAAGCGGTGACATGGGTGGAGTGTCCGCGTGACCCCTTTGATGAGAGGGGCAACATCAGCAATCTCTATGAGCCACACATCTACTTTGAGCAAGCTCAAAAGCGAGACATCAGCGCTCTTGATATTGCCCAGCAGTTTCCTTTTGTGCGCCACCTGATTCGTGAAACCCCTTTTCCTAAGGGTGGTTATGGCAAGTACTCAGAACAAATCACACGCTTTACCCTGTTAGCTCAATTACCATTTGAACAGGCGCGTGACTTGGCTGCAGAAAGCTGTTCATGGGGAGGGTGGCAAGTGCTGGGCAAGTGGTGGAAGGAGCTGGGCTATGCCTCGCCGGACGATTTTCTATTAAGCATGCGCACAGTAGAAGGGCAATTAGAAGTATTTTGCCGTTACATAGAGACCTTTAATCTCACTCAAGCACTACGCGATCACGACTGGGAAGGTTTCGCATTAGGCTATAACGGTAAAAACTATAAGAAATTTGGCTATCACTGGAAGCTTTCAGAAGCCTATATCGCTATTGTGCGCCGCGACTCACCCAGAAAACCACTAGCACAATCCAGTACCGTCAAAACCGCTACAGCTTTAGGTACATCAGGACTGATAGTTACACCGCTAGTTGCTCAACGCTCAGCACCCGAACCCGCCCAACCCTTAGAACCATCTGAGCAAAGCACTCCTGCAAACACGGCTATCGTTGCAATACCGACCACACTCCATCAACCCGTACTGGTGAGCATTATCGTGGGGCAAACCCTCACTATCACGTTGATGACAGTATTTTTTATCTACCACTACCTACGCAAAAGGAGCGGTCATGCCATTTGACAATCAAGACAACCTAGACTGGGGCAAGCCTGCCATCAATAGCACCATTGTACGCACGGCGGTACTGAGTGGGATTAGCTATCTAGCCGTCAAGTATGGTGTTCCTGAAGACATTATGACCCCCACAGTTAAATCCGTAGTAGCGGACTTTATTGTGGTGGGTGGCGGGGCACTGGTTGCGTATTTACGCAAACAACGCACCCATGTGCGCTTAGGTGGGTGGTTTAAATGAGAGGGCAATCTGACACCCTGTCTTTATTGACAGGCTTATTTATCTTTCTAATGGGCTTGCTGGTAGGCAATGAAATCTCACGATTTGCCATCCTGCATGACCTTAGTCACAACGGACGCCTATCGCTACAGCACGAGCAGACTTGGATCTGTGCTCCCGATTTTCCACCAACAATACAATAAAGGATAACAATGGATATTACCGACCGCGCAAGCGAGCTAGAACAGGAAGAGCGTGAACGAGCTATTCAAAAGGTCTTGCATATGCGCCTAGAAGATGCTCACTACAACCCACAAGGGGAGCGTACTTGTCTCAATTGTGGCGAAGTAATACACCCCATACGAGTACAGGTACTAGACGCCAAGCGCTGCTTGGATTGCCAAACCCTATTAGAACGACAAGAGGAACGTTATGGACGCTGAATTACAACGCGCCATTGGGCGCTTAGAGGGCAAGTTAGATGCAGTAGCAGGCAGCCAAACCAGCATTATGTCCAGACTAGATAAAATGGATGAGCGCTTAAGAGCAGTGGAAATCAAAGCGGCGCTTTTTGGAGCAGGTGGTGGCGGGCTGGTAGCAGCAGCCGTTACCGTCCTAGCTGAAATCGTTAAAAGCAAAGCGGGCATCCCGTAAAGGTTAGCTATGGCATACTCGGACGAAATCAAACAACAGGCGCGAACCGCTTATGTGCGCGGGCGCTTACCTTTGACCGAGGTAGCCCAACGCTTATCAATTAGCCTACCCACCCTGAAATCATGGAGAAAATCAGCCGCTGAAGCAGGGGATAATTGGGATACCGCTCGCACGGCTAGCAAGTTAGCACAGGGCGGCTTGGGTGATCTTACTACTGAAGTACTGGAGGACTTTATTCTGGAGTTTAAGCGGGCGGTCGATAGCTTGCGCACTGATCCTGATATGAGCGCTCTTGCCAGAGCAGACACCCTTGCACGCCTGTCTGACTCCTATATCAAGACCACTAAAGCTGCTTCCAGCGCTAATACTCAGCTGGGCAAATTAGCGATTGCTTTAGAAGTATTAGAGCTATTAGGACAGTTCATCCAGCGCCAATTCCCTCAGCATACCGCGTTATTCGTACAGGTACTTGAACCTTTTGGGGCAGAGTTAGGAAAACATTATGGCTAAACGCGATCTCAGTGCAGATAAGTTTCAGCAGCAACTCTCACAAATAGCCGAGGGCTTTAGGCGCACGATTGAAGCTCAAGTCGACGGCTTTAATCCCGACCCATTAGCCCAGCAAATACGAGTAGCCCTTTGCGAGACCAACTTAGAAGCGTTTGCCCGCAACTACTTTCCGCACTACATTCAATACGCAGCTTCTGAGCTGCACGCCTACCTATTCGACCGCCTGCCTAAGTTAGTAGCACACCCCAAAGGTCGACACTTAGCACTAGCTGCTCCACGGGGTGAAGCCAAATCCACCATCGTGAGCTTAATCTTTGCTATCTGGTGTCAGGTTTATAATAAAAAACATTATATCTGCTTGGTGATGGACAGCTTTGATCAGGTGGCGACTATGCTGGAGGCTATCAAAGCTGAGCTGGAGACCAACCCGCGCTTAAAAATGGACTTTCCCAAAGCAACAGGGCAGGGGCGCTTATGGCAACAAGGGGTAATCGTCACCACTAACGATGTCAAGATACAAGCCTTTGGCTCAGGTAAGCGTATGCGTGGCTTACGTCACGGCCCTCACCGCGTTGATTTGGTGATTGGTGATGATCTGGAGAATGACGAAAACGTGCGTAAGCCGGAGCAGCGGGACAAGTTAGAAAGCTGGCTCAAGAAAACGGTACTGCAACTGGGTGCGGCGGACGGTACGATGG